CGCGGCAGTAGGCCTTGATGTCTATTCTCCAGGTCATAATTTGGCAAGTCTTGATTTAGTCCATCCCTTGGCTTCAGCCTGGGCTCTGTGGGCTTCGATCCAGGCGTGGCCCTCCCGAGACACCGCCAGGAAGTCGCGCACGTCTATAAGCCTGGAAATGCCCTGCTGGCGCGCCCACTCATCGCGGTAGCCGGTACGGCCGGCCATGTGGTGGATATCACTGTCCATGTCGATCGGCGTACCTTTAACCGGGCAGATGACCTCAAGCTCGATCATCTTCTTGAGGAACATGATGCGCACTTCCGGATACAGGTCCACGTCCGACCTGGAAACCTTATTGCAGGTAGCGCAGAGCCCGGTATCCTTGTTCTCTATCGGTACATCTCGATCACATTTTGAACAGGCCATAGTTATATTTGTCTTGTTCTGACTTCACTTTCTCGTGTGCAAAGTACGCTGGCATGATCGTTACCGAATGGCCAGGTCCTTTGCAATTTATCTCTTTCCCTGGCTCCACCACATGCTGCCGGCCGCATGCGCAGGTCCAGATACGTGGTGGGTTATTAAAATAGTTAGCCTTAGCGCCCACGTTTAAACAGGTATTCTTTAAGTGTTACGCCGCGGCCGCTGTTTTTGATGTAGTCCTCCAGTGTGTTGATCTGTCTCGAGCAATAGGCAGCCAGCAGATATTTCCCGTTCGGATCATCCGCGACATTGGCACGTATGGTATTGATCATCGTGGTGGCAGCGGCAACGTTTGTCACCTGGGCCTTCCAGTCGCTCTTGTGAACGATCTCTTTCTGAAAGGTCTTGCGCACGGCTTTATTCTGTGATCCGAGTGCCATAGTTTGCTGGGTATTTCATGTAAATATCGATGACTTCTTTTGCCGAGTCGAAGCCGATGCAGAACTCAGCTTTATATCCGCGAACGGAAAGAGAATGATGCACGTCTTTCTGCTCTTGAATGTGCTTGTCTGATGACCATGATCCATCCTTGAGCCAGACCCGCTCGCCATCGCGTTTAAGCTCAAGCATCAATCCTTTAAATTTACCCCGCGGCTCAAGGATTATCATATCGGGCAGGCCACGGCTGGAGCGTTGTTTCTTTGCTTTTACAGCTTGCACCATCGATCGGTATACGCCTGATGACTCTGCAGTAAATAAAACATTGGGATATCGAAATTTTATGTATTGCGATACAGCGATCTGAAGAGACTCTTCATGATTTGTCCGTTTTTTAGAAGGGGAGGTCGTCGGCATCGTTGTGCGTTGTTGGTTCAATGCGGTCGTCTGGCGGCGGGATGTTGGACTGGCTTTCATGTTGGTCTTTGGTATACGGACTTGAAACTGCTTCGAACTTTGAGGTCTCCGGGATCATTCTCAGATACACCGGCACCTGCACCGGTCCGTTACGGTTTTTGGCGAAAATGCATTCTGTCAGACCGGAGATAAATGTGCCGCCTTCATCGCCAGTGATTTTGTAGTAGCCAGGACGATAAGGGAAGATGACGATATCGGCGTCTTGCTCGATCGCGCCGGACTCCCGAAGATCAGAAAGCATCGGACGCTTGTCACCACCGCGGGTCTCTACAGATCTTGCCAGCTGGGAGAGAGCAATGACAGGAACGTTGCATGTTTTCGCCACACGCTTTAGCGTTCTGCTGATGCTGGCGATTTCCTGTTCTCTGTTCCCGCGGGAAGCTTTGTCACCTTGCATCAGCTGCAGGTAGTCAAAGGCAAAAAGTTTGATGCCGTATTTCTGTTTGAGGTCGATGCATATTTGAACGAGCTCAGTGGCGATAACCGTGCTGTCGTCATTGATGTAGACCGGGGAATCGCTGATCTTTGATATCCCCATGTTGAATCGACTCCAGTGGGCATCGTCAAACCGCTTTGTCAAAAGCGTGCGCTGTGGGATGTCGGTGTCCAGGCTGATTACCTTGATCACCAGCTGACGGTCTTTCATCTCCATGGAGAACAGCATCACCGGCAACTTGAAGATTACCGCCATGTTACGCAGAAAGATCAGCAGCAGTGTGGTTTTGCCCATGCTGGGGCGGGCGGCGATAATGATCAGTTCGCCAGGCTGGAAGCCGGTAGTGAGTTGGTCGAAGAATAGAAAGCCTGTAGGGACGCCAGTGATTTCGGACTGGCCTTCTTCACGCTTACCGATTTCCTCGGCAATTTTTGTAATGATATCTCTTATGTGCTGAACGTTGCCTTTGTTGAGGCGACTGTATATCAGCTGGGGGAAAGGAAATATTACGTGGTCAATGAGCTCGAACACATCACACTCATCGTCGTAGGCGTCCGATTGAAGTTTGCCAGCCATTTCGATTACTTGTCGGGCGATCCGCTTTTTGACAATGACGCCAGCATGATATTCGATATTGGCTGCAGAACTTACTTTGGCAGTAAGTTCTCCGAGATAAAATGAGTTCCCTATCAATTCAAGATGACCGTTCGTGCTCAGCCTGTCAGCGACAGTGCGCATGTCAACCGGTGATCCTTCGTCATGAAGGGATTTGATGGCATTAAAAATGAGTCCGTGTCCATCAAGATAAAAATCTTCGCCAACAAGCTTATTGATGACGGCTGCGGTTACTTGATTTCGCTCCAACATCAGAGCTCCCAATACAGCTTCTTCCATGTCTAAAGCCTGTGGAGGCAACTTTCCGAGATGTTCAGTCATTGAATTTGACAGACTTTTCTCTCTTCCAAAACGCAGGCTTTTAGACTTTCCTTGTTCCATCACTGTGGCAGTACCTGCTGTTTAAGTCGACCGTTTAACCTGATGCCGTCTTCTATCGGCGGATGTTGCTTTGCCTGCATTTTCTTTTTGTGAGCATCGCGGGCTTGCTCGAGATAAGGCTGGAAGTGTTTTGCTGAACAAAGTGTCTCCCATTCCAAATGGTGACACATTTTCGGATCATTCTCCCATTGAGCTTTTTTGTATTCGAAGACAGCCTGGAACTGACGCAAGCCAACCGGCGGATTTTGCCGGCGACCGTCTTTAATGCGCAAGCGCACATCTTTGATACGAGTAGCGGTCACTTCTATGCTACGGTCGAAGATTTCATTGAACATCCGCACGACATCTGCAGCAATGCTTTTGTAGTCTTCATCCTTTTCGTACATGTCGGCGGGCGGATTGAGCATGTTTTCGGCTTTCAGCAAGTTGAAGAAATCACACACGCGCTCCTCACGCCACGACCACCGGAATGCAGCTTCTGTTGGGGTCAAAAGCCCGCGAAAGAATAAGAAGTCCATGCGGGCTTCGAACTCTGTGAATTCACGATCCCTGGGGTACCAGGGCATGGTGGTCGTGGCGGTGGGGAGACGTAAGATCACTACTCAGCTGTTTCTTCCTTCTGCTTCTTGTTGCCTCTCTGCTTCTTGCCTTTGGACACCGAGAGCATGACGCCTTCGGGCAGCTCGCGCGAGAGATGGCTGTTCAGTTCCTGGTCGGCAAACATCCCAACGGCGTTGGCATCGCCTTTCTTTTCGCTGGTGATGTACATGTCGATCTCCTGGAGGAGGGTGTTGGCTTTTTCGGACAGTGAGCCAGCGTAAGGATATTCGCTGATCTTTGGGTCCAGTTTGATCGGGGTTGGTGTTTGCAGCGCCAGGTATTGATGTGTTTTCATCATACGGGTGCCGGTGATCTCGATGGCCTCTTCACCTTTCTTACTGAGCTTGATGGCCGTCACGTGGAAGGCGCTGAGGAGTTCTGCGTTCTTTTCCATCTCGGTGTACTCGTGTTGCTCGCAGACAGCCGCCAAGTCAATGGCGAGGTCCTGAAAGGCCTTGACGAGGTCTTCGTGGGCGATGTTGATCATCGATGGCTTCTTCGTTCTTTCGCGTTGTTCGTCGATGAGGTCGTCGAACTCCACGCAGAGGTTGTAGCCAGGAAGAAGTACTGCTGATACGATTTTGCGCATTGTAGTTTATTGTTTTGCGGGTTGACTCAAAGGGTATTCGTGGGCGAGCGCAGAGTTGATTATTTCGATAACGGCCCGGGGCTTGGTGAGCTTTACGCCGTCTTTTTCCCGGCGGCGAGCGATGTAACGCTCGAGTTGATCATGCAGAGTTTCGGGAGCATCACATGCCTTGATGTTTATGGCCTTCCCTTCTTTTTCGTCGGTTTCTGCGCTCATGGTCAGTGATTGCCACAATGTGTGGCAGTGTGAGGCAATCTTAGGACAAAATCAGGGGAAAAGCAATGGCACGATAATTTTTAAAGGCAGTTATTTTTTGTAACAGATGCAGTATTTTCCACAATTCTCACATTATCTGAATGTTAACTACCTGTCGGATAAGCCAATCATGAAGTCAGTCCAGATGTCTTCCATGGCGGCATTATACTCCGCAATGGCATTGTCGATCAGACGTATCTGTCGGATCCAGTGGTTTTGTAGTTCAGGACTTTGGGTATCAAAATCCTTGACGATGCTGTCCCGCATATATTCCATCCGGCTCTTGTCGGGCTCGGTTATAATGCGCCGGTAATCCACGGCGTGGACTATATGGCCCATCCGACAGAAGTAACTGGTTTCCCCTTGGGGCAGGTTCACATTGTCCCCGCACCAATGGCATTGAATGGTAATCATGAGTTTTTAAGCAAGATCGTTTTTATCAAAAAATGGAATATGTCTCACCTTAATTCAGCCCCAGTGTGGCCAGAATATTTTATTCCCCCATTTGTCAAAGAAAAAAGAATCGGACAAAGAAGGAAAGGCTGGCCAGCATCCTGGTTCATCAAGCAGAAGGGAACGATCCATTAGTTCCCGAGCATGTGCACGGCCAGGGACAAATTTGTCTATGATGCGATCGTGAATTTTATCGCGAAGCATATCAAGACGTTTGTCCCAGTCACTCCAGTAAATTCTGTAGCCATGAAAGACCTCAGATATTGGTGTGTATCCTGTAAGGACTTCTTCAAATCCATCGGATTCAAAGATGGCATTTCCTCCTACCTTGCGATGAATAGGTTCTGTCACTATGGACATTTTAAAAATTACATACAATTCCTGCTTCAATCGTTCTATCGGATAATCTTCATGGCAAATGAAGTGTACAGGCCCCTTCTCCACATAGAGAGACTTCCATATTTCAAAAGTCATATTCACAGTACGGCCGAAGCCGCGCGGGAAAATCATCATTCCTTTTGCCATAAGCTATTCGAAGTTTGAAGATTGTCCTACGAGTATCATCCCCTGCTTAATCAGAAAGTAGGTATTTCCTTCAAGGCTGATCTCGATGACTGGCGGGATTTTCATGAAGTACACCTCGTCACCGTCCTCCACGCGCAACGGCATGTACAGGCCTGTGCTTTTACCGGAGACGTCGGTGGTCTCTCCCAGGGGGTATCCATCGCCTCGGCGGACGACATAGCCTCGAATGATCTCCGGCTGGGCTGTAACTGAAGGTAAGGAAATTTGCATCTTGTTCGGCGTGATGATGCCTGCCGGCGTTGTGTGCATCTGGGCAGCAGGCTGCACCAGGACGAAGTCGTTGACGACGTAGTAGGATTGGGGTAGTGACATTGGAGTTGTATTTTAATACACAGCTATGTTTTCGCTTTTTAGATTTCTGTAATCGATACTTTTATCGTGTAAATAGTCCAGCAGTTTATAGACCTTTGTGAAGTCACCATCAGAATAATCTTCACCATCGATTATTCGTTGAATATGTATTGGTGTAGGTGGAATTTGTTTTGGCCTAAAATAAGCTGATCCGCTGTCTTGACTAAAATCGGAAGCAGTGGTTGTGCCAAAGTAAATAAAATAAGCTGCCCGACATTCTCCTTCTGTCATTGCATCAATAGGCCTTAAAATCAATCTCACTTCTGTGATCGGTTTTGATATAGTTGATTCACCAACTTGCACCGATACAAGATGATCAGATATGGAACAGATTGTTCCAGTAATTCCTGAAGCTGTGATCACTTTCGATCGACGATAAAGGAACAGCATGTCATAGATAGAATTCATCTTTGTTTGGGGTTTTACATTGCGATTTTATTTCCGAAATATTCATTGGCCAGCAGCTGAATCCGATCGACGTCAGCGTAGATTTTCACCGTGCCGATGCGGGCATAAACCTTCTCTGTCTCCCGAATCGAGTAGTGCCCAAGTATCCTGGACACCGATTCCATGGACATGCCCATAGCCAGCATACGCGAGCCACAGAGCTTGCGGCCCAGGTGGGTTTTGCTGTGCTCGTCTTCCTTCCGCATCTTCACAGCGTAGAAGTTAATCATCGCCATGATTTTGCGCATGAAAGACGAATACGACATCTGTGGGGAGACATCGTAGTCAAGCGCCCGTAGTAGTTCTTCCGTCTGCTCGAAGATCGGTACGATGGCCAGTCCGCCGGTCTTCACCCGATTGTAGATAATTGCTTTGCGGCCGGAGAGATCAACCCGGATTTTGGCTTTGATATCCCGCCCGTACTTGGAGAGGTCAGAGAACGCCATGCCTGTCCAACTCTGGAAGAGGAATAGCAGCCTCACCCTGCCCAGATCGCCCTGCTTCTGGTCCTTCTCATGGAAGACAGTCTCGGACTCGTCGTAGGCCTTTTTAGGGGGCACCACGGACTCGATCCGCATCAGGTCCTGCGGTGGGATCGGCCACATATCCGGGTTCTCGTCATCACCCAGGTTGCCCAGGATCGTGTTGGGCTTGTAGTTCGAAGCCACGTCGACCTTGATGTCCCCGATCTTGCGGATGTGGGTGAGGATGGCCTTCAGCTTTTCGATGTACTTCACGATCGTGCTGGCAGCATACGGCTTGCCGCGGCGCGATCTGGAGTTGGTCATGAAGAGTTCGAACTGATACAGCAGTGTGTCGTCCAGATCCTCCAGGTAGATTGTGGTCTTTCCCTTGCTCTCGAGCATCCGGCGCACGGCGTCGGCCATGTCGAGGTAGTTCTGGGCAGTGGTGGATGCAGCCTTGTTGATGAACTCCCCATCGTCATCGCGTGTCTGGATAGCGATGTAGTCTTCGATGGCGGTGAAGATAGTCTTCCGCTCGGCTTCCATCTGCAGCTTGTACGCCTCGATGTCCTCGCATTTGTACGCGTCCATCAGCTGGCGGGTAGTGGGCTCGGCGCGCACGAGTTCCTTCACCTGGTAGTACAGCTGATTGATCCGTTCGAGCATCAAGGTGATGCTCAGGTTTTTCTCGCGCGCGAGCGGATCGGTGTCCAGCACCCAGGGGCCGGTCGTTCCGTTGATGCCGGCCCAGTGCTCGCGGAGGATCTTGTCCTTGACATAGATTTTACCGCGGCCTTTATTCCAGCCTTTGTAGGCCTTCTGGTCGAGTTTGATAATAACGGACCATGTTCCACTGTGTTGGGTGAAGCCTTCTACGTTGAGTGATAATCTGCCTGGCATAATTTTATTCCTCGTTTTTTCCGTATTGCCTTTCGTATGCTGCTGGATTATCTGCATGCAGTCGGTGAACGCTACTCGTGAGAGCCATTTCTATTGCGCAGTCGAGGGCTTCATGTAGCTTCTCAGGAGGCTGCCGAGAGATGTTTTCTTTGATCCATTCGATGACCACTTTCGGAGCGGTGTGGTCACGGCTCATCAACACAAAGAGGCGTTCGTCATCGAAGGCTTTTTGAATGCATTTATCATCTTTCTTGTATCCCATTTTTCATCACTTTTTAAAAGTATTATTATACCAGCCTATGACCTCTATAATGAGCCAACTGTTAATCGCACAGAAAGAGATCATGGCATAAACCATTATGACAATATAAAGAAGGCGCTTTTTCAGGTCTTTCATGATTTCTTTATATCAGTTTTGTACACTGCAAACCCGGCTTCTTCAAGGTCATCAAGATCAAAGCCGTGCTTTCGCAGGTAATTGACGATACGTACCATTCCGCCACGGTACAGATGTGTATACCTGACCAGATGCTGAATCGCATAAATCCTATTCGTTACGGCATTGGACCCGCCACCGAGAATCCATGCTTCATTGGCCTCTTCTTTCGTTATATCCGACAGTGGCCTCAAGATAAGCTTCAAGTGTAGCGCATCGGAGTTGTGATTACCGTTCGATTTCCACGCAAGGTAGTCTCCGTGAGTCTCGCCATGCGCGTGCTTCTTCACTTCGAGATACGTGGTCTCCACGCCATCTCCTTCGCTTACACCGGTGAGTTTGGCGATAACCATCGTGGCGTCCGGATCGGTGTCGGGGTATTGCACGAGGCAGCCGATGTACAGGTGAATGTAGTCTCGTAGGTCTTTCATAGTTTTAAAGTTCAGGTTGAAATGTAATGCTTTCTTCATACTCTCGATCGTAATCCCGGCGGCATTCTTTGCAGATGCAGCCTTGACGATCGTTGACCCATCCGCCGAAGTCTATGCGCGTGTAGTCCATGTCACATCCCCAACAGGTGAACTCATCCGGTATCTGCTTCTGACAGTTGTAGCAGAGCGTGTCTTCAACTGACTCAGCACCACAGTATGGGCAGTGGTCAGAGTAATCTGCAGTAGTGGGCTCGGGGATGAGGTTGTCTTTCATTTTAAATTTTCTACTGGCTCTGCAATTTCAGCAAGATCTTGTGCAAGATGTTCGGAACTCACGAGAGGTTCAAACTGCCGCTCTGAATTACAATATTGGCTATCCGGTAACTCTTTGAGGGTTATAAACCACTCCTGCTCAGATACGGACCAGTGATCGTATTCATCAACGGTATACACCTGTCCGATTATCGCTACGCCAGCTGGCGGATCAGTGAATGTTTCGCCAGTTGAGGCATTCCTGTATCCCGGTTCTTCTGGATCAGGCTTGCAGACGACAAGCTGGCCTTCGTGGAAGCGTTGGGGTTTCATGTGAATAGGTTGGTTTGATTATCTCTGTTTTTAAGTGCCCATCTGCAGCGTGCGCCAGATATTGTAATGTGGTGCGGGTCCATGTCGATGCCTGTGAAGTTCATGTGCTCCAGAAGTGCAGCCTTACCAGTGCTGCCACTCCCACAGAATGGATCAAGCACATGCCCTCCTTTGCGCGTGACAAGTTTTGTAAGATAGCGCATGAGTGGGGTAGGCTTTACTGTCGGATGATTGTTCGGTGATGTCCGATCAGTATTTTCTGATTGAAAACTCCCTGGGTTTTCATCACCAGAGGACCAGTTTAAATCGCCGACAGGTAAATCTTCACATCCTTCGTTACGATCGGTACGTGAAGTCTTTGCGCAGTAGAAGAAACGAGCGGCGGACTTGTCCAGTTCTTGTCGTGGCTCTGGCGTTGAAATACGACCACGAAACCCGGAATAGGCTGTAGGCCCTGAGAATCCGTTTTGTGTAGGCTCATTGCCTGTAATGGCAGCCATTTGTCCAGGAGCATCAGGAAAACACTTTAAAACTTCCTCCGATCCATCATGGATCAGGTTTGCTGGCCACCGTCCTTTGTCTCCACCTTCGATATTTTCAGCGTAGCGATCGCGACCGGTAATACCAGGAGTAAAGTTTGCATTGTTAAGCACCGGTTGAGATCCCCATGACCATGGTTCGCCTTGAATGCGGCAGGCATCGATGTTCATCGCGCCAGTCCCGTACCGCGCCAGATTCTCCGGAATAGAACCGATCAGCGGCTTGCGAGCTATAACGATCGGTTCATGTGCCGGCTTCAAAGCCGATCCCCATCCTGCCCATTCACCTTTCTGATTTGAAGACTTCGGAAAGCCAGAGGCGAATACCCAAAAGATATGGTCACGGATTTCAAAACCTGCATCTTCCAGACCACAGACCATACGATGATATGTACGTGGCGATGCGAAGGCAACGAGGTAGGCACCTGGCTTAAGTACGCGGTATACATGCTCTCCCCACATCTGAGTCCATTCCTGGAATTGGCGGCTGGCGGAGAGGGAGAGGGAGTATTTACCCGCTGCCATTGACTTGTGATTGTACGATGCTTTATGGCCTTTCTCGTACTTCTTTCGTTCTTGTTCCATCCGTTCGATGTCAAACCGGTCCCATGATTTGCCCATGAACCGAATACCGTATGGTGGATCGGTCACGCATGAGTCATAGACTTTCTCCTCGAACGTAGGTAGAACGAGTTCAGATTTACCGGTATGTAGATGGAATGGAAGCATCAGAATGTTTTAAAGAAAACAGGAATCCCAAGTCTATGCGCAAGGTCCATCTCTGCCTGAACTCCCTTGCTGATCGGCGAGCACACCCAGAGTTCATCGATGCAGCCTCGGCGCATGATAGCCACGTCGTTCTTGATGCCGCGGGCGCGCTCTTCGGGCTTGGTGTCATCCAGCGACACTACGTCGGCGTAGTACGGCACGAAAGGCACCACGTCGGGCATCTCCAGGTTGATGCGCCGGACGATTGCGCGGATCTTGTCGAGATTGCCCGGAATATCTCCGGAGATACGGTGGGCGATGTAGACGATTTTCATTACCAAGTAATTGTTAACTTTGTCCCATTGTCTTCGACCGCATAGCCTATAAGGATGAGATCTTCACGTATTCTTTTCCGTGTCTCACCATACGTGAAAGCTTGTCCATCTGGATTGTAGACCAGCTGATTTGCGCCTTCTTCCGCACGCTTTTTGATTCTGAGGTCTATTTCCGTCATGATCTTCTCGATGGTCGTGGCTGACTTTAACGTCATTTCAACCGCCTCTTTGGCTGTGATTATCTTTTTCATAAGAATCGTTTTAAAAGTGTTCTGAATGCTCGTTCTGCTTGCTGAGGAACAACGGCGTTTCCCGCCATGCGAAGAAGGTCTTCTCGATAGTTGTACCCATTAACTGCATAACCCATGCTGGGTTCAAGCCTGGTTTCTTCCCAGTCATGCTGGGCTTCTCCTGGCCCTGCTGGCCAACGATCTCCGCTGCACCTGGCAGGCGACAACCCCCGGCTTGTGCCGGACCCTTGGCTACCCGTTTCGAGCCGTCGCCCTTGTAGTCCCGAGATGATGGGGTTGGCCAGTCCTGTACTGCATGGGACAGATTCATGCCGGCTCCGTTTCCATTCTTTCCTTCCATCTTTAGGATTGCAGCTCGCTTCCTGAATACTTCTATCGAGTCCCCTGGTACCGTCGCTGTGGGAGTCGGCCACTGATTCTTTACCATCGTCGAAAGCCCGTCCCCGGCTTTCTTGCTTGAATTTGCTGAGTTGTGGTTCCCATTCACCGTGGGGGTTGCCCACGTCACTTGATCCCTCAGCTTGTATTTGCTCTTCCCGAAACCACTCTTCAATGTGCCTCCTTCCGTCTCCGAGGAGGTAGGCGTTTTCCAGCGCGAGAATAAAAATCCTGTTTCTTCGGTGGGGAGCTCCGACCTCTGCCGCCGAGAATAGTCCAACCTCAGCTTGATAACCCAGTTTTCGTATGTCCTTAAGTACGTCGCGTAGGCCAAGCGATATGTGGCCTTCGACATTCTCGAAGAAAAGCCCCATAGGCCTCGATTTTTTAATGCCACTCTTGTAATACGGCCAAAGGTGTCGAGGATCGTCTGTACCTTTTCGAAGTCCAGCATGGGAGAACGGTTGACAGGGATATCCGCCAATGATCCAGTGTAGCTTTCCGTAAAAGCTTTCGAATGGGAAGGTTTTAAGGTTCGACCAAACAGGTGCTGGATCCAATACACCATGCTCCATTTGTTGAACCAAGTTTTCAATGACAAAGGCTTCGATTTCCACATAAGCGACCGTGACAATGCGTCCGAGAGCTCGTTCAACTCCTCTTTCGAGCCCACGC